TACCACTTACTGGATAATGGTCTTCCATTTCTTTTTCAAAATGTTTATCCATATCTTTTGGTATTTTTAAATATATCACACCAGACAAATGCCCAGAGTGTTTATGCCATGGATTGTATTCACCTTTATATTGACTTACAATCCAAGTTTGGTCTATACGAATATTTTGCTCTGTTAAATCACCATGCTTAAATTTGTGGTTTTCACTATGTAAAGTAAACAAATCTATGTGAGCTTTATTTCTTTTAATATTATTGTTTAAATATTGTAAACAACCTTTTCTAATAACATCTAAACAATACGCACTATCTTCTTTATTTGTTATTGGTATTCTAACTTCTTTATGAACTTTACCTACAAGTTGCCCAGACCAATCCCATTCTCTTGATTTTACTTCATCATTTAAAACTTCGTCACCAACACCATTAATTAAATTTAAAAATTTATCTGGAACTTTAGATTCCATAATGATGGGGCTAAATGGTTCGTGAAATTTAATTTTATTATCCATTACGAATCCTCTACAATCTTTTTAAGTATATCACCTCTAAATGTTGTGTAATACTTACCATCTTTTTTTTTCATTTGAATTAATTTATCCATTAAATCAATCATAATATTTTCATAACCATACTGCCTATTAATTAAACCTTTAATAGACTCATTTACAAATGCAACATCTTTAATAAAATTTGTAGAGCTTAAATCAAAATTATTTTCTTTTAAAGTATGAATCATTTGTAAAACAATATTCTCTGTGAGTTTTTCTATTTGCATAATGTTGTTTTTTAGTTCTTCAAGTTTTCGTTTCTTAATTTCTTCTTCACTCAATTTTGGTGGAGTTTTTGAAGATTTTTTCCACGGCCCTACAACAACATTATTTTCTATTTCTTTCTTCATCGTCCATTTCTCTTGTCCACTCACACGCAATATCAGGATACCAAATTCCTACAACTCTTTTTGGATTTCCAGCTGCATCATATGCCATAGAGGTACATTTAAAAGTTACTTTCTTTTCTTGATACTCGCCACACCTCATATCAATCCAATCTCCATATTTAATATAATCTTCACAATGACGAATATAACCTTGTATATCCATTATTTTTGATTCTGCACCTTTTATATTATTTCTTGCATCACTTTTTGCAGATAAAAGTAATTCTCTTTGTGTTTTAATCCACTTACGAACATTTTTAAGTGAGAAAGTATCATCATCAGGTAAATTTTTTACTTTTGAGTGTATGTTTTTATACTCTGGTGGATTTTCTTTTAATCGTTTTTCTCTTGCGATTCTAAGTCTTTCCACAGCTGCTTCTCTTTGCTCTGGTGTCATTTTTCTTTTAGACATAATTTTAGAACCTCTTTTGTGGTATCATATCTGCTTGTTTTTTTAACCATCTTCTTTTACCAGCAGCCTTCTGCAATCTAACTTTAGTACCTCTTGATTGATAAAATTCTTTTTTTCTCAAATCATTTAAGATACCACCATTTTGAACTTTCTTTTTCAAGTTTCTTAATGCACGATTTATATCACCATTAATAACTTCTATTCTTTTATCAAAAGATTGTTTTGCCTTTTTATACTTTCTTCCCACTAATATATCTCCTTGAGTTTCCACTCATTATTATCTAAACATGCAGTTCCACGCATTTGTTTAATGTTTTTATCTACTTGAACATCTGTTACAAATTCTCTACAATCTCCATTAGTAACAGTTGGCATTGCATTTACTACCATATTTTTTGTTGGGTGATACCAAGTAGAACTTTGCCCATCACGATTATAATTTAGTGAATCTCTCAAAACCATAGTCGCATGAATTTGGTCTATCTTATCTAAAGTATTACCAACACCATGTCCAACCACTAAACCAACAACAGCTGCAGTCGCAACAATTAAAGGGTCATCGGTAGATGTTGCAATTGCGGCTGCGATTGCAGAACCACCTATCGCACCATAGTCTGCTTTAAGCATTTGTTTTTTTGGTGCCCAATGTCCCTTGCCTGGAATATAGAAATCACCAGAGTTGCACATTGGCTCACAACTATAATCTCTAACTCCACTCGGTGCAAATCCACCTATCCCAGCACAACCAGTTAATAAAACTAACATCATAACTAAAATAATTCTCATGTCTACTCCACTAAATAATTTTTATGTTTACGATGTCTTTCAATTTTTTTTGTTTTGTCTTGAAAGACACCACACTTATTAAACAACCAACCAAACTTTGCAACTGGATTAAGTTTGCTCAAGTTTTGCACTTTCTTGGATTTCTCTTTTATTTTCTTCAATTTCTTCCTCTAATTCTTTCCAAGCATCGGTCGCTTTAAGTTTAGAATATGCAAGATTGTTCTTTCTTAATCTATTTACTATAACTTTACGAGCTTCTTTTTCAGAATATGTTAATAAAATAAATGCACGAAATTGTGTTCCTGATGCAAAAACTTCAACATTTGTTGGCGTGTAACCAGCAACATCAACTTCTGCAATCAAATTTTTCGCAACTTTTTCTACCTCTGTTAAAACTTCACTATCTAAATCGTCTTGACCAACTTTTGCAATAAATGTTTTCATCATTGCATCAAGTTTACCATTGATTCTATCTGCAAGAGTAGTCTTTGCGTTCATAGTTGCAATGTCTACTGCAAGTTGTAAATCTGGTGCAACACCAGTTCCAGTAGAGTAAACATTTTCTTCATCTTTTGGTATTTCTAAAAACCATTTAGGAATCTGACTTATTGCAGTTTCAACCTTTTTAGTTTTATAATCTACACTTTTCACATCAATTGGTGGTTTATTTGCACAACCAACTAAACCAACCACACCTAATAATAATATACTAATTGCTTTCATTTTTAATATCCTCTAATTTTTCAATTGCAACATCAACACTACCAGAATTAATAATGTAACTTTTTAACTCTGGCCCCATATCGTATAGTAGAAAACCTACTGCCATACCCATAATAAATTTAATCATTACTTGCACATCTCCATTTTAAGTTTTTGTTTACCCTGACCACGAATCAAGACATCCATATACGCAATTGTACATGAACTTTTAGATTTTGTCAAGTCCTTTTTAGAACAATTTAGTTCTCTCTTACTTTTAAGAGTTTCAGGTATCACTTCTCGCATAATACTTAATTTTGCACGATTTTCTGCTTTAGAGCAAGCTTCTGTTTCTGACATATCTGGGCCAAATACATATTCGCCAGATGAGGGATACCATTTTCTTTTAATACGAGCATCTATCTTAATTCTACATTTTCTCGTATCTTCAATGTATGGAAAAACTGTTTGTTTAACTATTCTTACTGATTCAATACTACCTTGAAATATTATTTCATCATCACTTTTATATTCACAAGATTGTAAATCAACTGTCCTTATCAAAAGAACTATTGCTATCAACCATTTCATCATTAACCTTTATTAAGTTTCTATCTTTATCAATTTGAACATAACCCTCTTTAATAAGAATATCTATTGTTGCCTCTGATATTTTCTCACTTGAGATTCTATTTTCATATCTACCCCAAAGATACGCACAAAATGTGCATAAAAGGGTAAATAGTGTTAATTCTATTGGACTCATTAAATGTTACCTCTCAATGATTCAAAATGTCTGTCTTTAGGTTCTGATGACAAATCTTTAAAATCATACTTAGATTTATACCAATGTTGAAAACATTTAGAATAGAAATCACTTCTTCTTTCTATACCCCAACTTTGTATCAAAGTATGAGCTTCAGCACTTGTTTCACAATTCTGTAACTCAATGTCCATATCTGAAAATGCACCCATATAATCTCCTTATGTTATTTTCTATAAATTGCAAATGTTTTTGCATCTCTCTTTAAACAATTTGATGCAAATGCGTCATATCTAGGGCCTCTAAAACGGATTCTATACTTCCTACCAGTTATTGCAGTTGATTTTGCAAGGCAAGACTTTATATAATCTAGGTAATCAATTGGAATACCCTTAAATAAAGATCTTTCTGTGGTATTTGACTCGTAGTTCCCTAAATCAAACATATCATTTCCTTTCAAATTGTTAACCATTAACTATATGTTATCAAAACAATTGTCATTTGTCAATAGATTGTACAAAAAAAGATTCTTTTAAAATCAACTACTTAGATACAGAATCATGTAATTTTACAAAATATTCTGCATCTACAAGTGCAAGTGGCTTTGAATTGTTCCTTTTGAGAATAACTACTGGCTCATGGTCTTTTGAATTTTGTTGTGCTTGATTGTAAGATTCCCATACATTAATTTTCTCTTGATTTTTACATTCTACTGAATATGGGAATTTTTCTCTTGCAGCTCTAGCCATAATTAAATCCTCACCACCAGCTCCCATTGAGCGACTTTCAATATCCTCTGGGTGAATATTTAACTTTTCTATCAATAAATCACGAAACCATTGCTGTAATCTACGACCTTTTGCTTTAGCTGATTGGGTCTTCATCTTCTATCTCATCAGTATTTTCTTCATCAATCTGTTCGCCACAAAACGGACAATATTGTATTATATATGGTTCTTCTAAATCATGCTTAATAATATAATCTGCCTCACAATGTGAGCAATAAAATATTATTTTCATTGCATCCTTTGATACGCATCTTCCCAACTTCCAGTTAAACCAGCAACTTCATATTCTGTTACACGATTCTCAAAGAAATTAGTATGATCTGCACCATTCAATACCCATTCTAGCCATGGCAAAGGATTCTCTTTTACCTTAAAGTTAGTTTTTAAACCTAATTGAAGCAATCTTCTGTCCGTTATATATCTAATATATTTTTTAACTTCCTCAGATTCAAGGCCTTCAATGTTACCCATTTTATATGCAAGGTCAATAAACTTATCTTCAAGCTTAACAACATCACGAGCCATCTGATATATCTCTAATTTGAAATCATCATTGATAAGTTTAGGGTGCTCTGAGCAAAATGTTCTAAACAGTTTAGAATTACCCTCAACATGCATAGATTCATCACGAATAGACCATTCTACAACTTTACCCATTCCTTTCATCTTTCCATATCTTTGAAAGTTAAGTAACATCACAAACGATGCAAATAAAGCTACACCCTCATTAAATACAGATTTTGCAAGTGCAAGTGCGAGTCCTCTATGAGTTGTTACATCTGACTTTTGCATATATTCAATTTTGTCTGCCATTTCTTTGTATTCTAAAAATGCGTGATACTCCTCATCTGGTAAACCAAGAGTGTCATTTAAAAGTGCATATGCTCTTTGATGAACACCTTCTCTTGATGCGAATGAGCCCATCATATTACGAACTTCATTATTTTTAAATTTAGGAATAAACTGATCGTAATAGTTTTGCCCAACTGCAACATCTGACTGTGTAAATAATCTTAGAATATTTGTTATATAATCTTTTTCTACTTCAGTCATTTTATTACTTTTCCAATCAGTTACATCTTCTGATAAATCAATCTCATCTTCAATCCAATGAGCTTTCTCATGTCTTGTTGTTAGTTCTACTGCAAATGGATAGTAAAATGGTTTATAGGTTTGTGATGTTTGAAAAAGTCCACCGCCTCTTTTTTTAAGAATTTTTTCTTGCTGTTTAATTAATTCGTTATATCCACCAACTCTTTCTCCATCAATAAAAATTTGTGGAACACTTCCAACTTTTTCTTTTGCACCTAATTGTTCTTGCACATTATTAATTCTTTGATAAAACGCAAGGCGTTCTTCTTCATCGTCCATACAATGCTCATTGTAATCTATAATGTGTTCGTTAAACCATTTTTTTGCTTCTACACAAAATGGGCAATCTGTTTTTGTATAAATTTGTACTTCCATTTTTTCCCCTATCCTTGACAAGCAACACAGTCATCTTCTTCTGTGTTTTTATAATCTACTAATTTATCTAACTCTACTTTTTCTGCAACATTCTCGGCACGCTGAGATGTTTCAGTTCTTAAATAATATAATCCCTTGCACTCTGTTTCCCATGCTCTCATGTGAACTTTATGTAAATAACTTTTTGTTGCACCAGCTGGAAAGAAAAGATTAAGTGATTGTCCTTGACATAAAAACTTCTGTCTATCTCCACCTTGCTCTACTAAAACTTTCTGATTAATTTCTATAGCAGTTTTAAATACTTCTTTAACTTCATTATCTAAAAATTCTAATTGCTGAACAGAGCCACCATTTGTAATAATTGAAGTCCAAACTTCTGGTGTATTCATGTTGACTTTAATTAATTCTTCTTCAAGGTACTTGTTCTTAATTAAATGTGAACCAGCTCTTGTTCTATGCGTGTATGCGTTTGCTTTGTGTGGCTCAATTGATGGAGAACAACTTACAATCATTGAACTATTTGCATTTGGAGCAATAGCAAGTAAATGTGCATTTCTTCTACCAGTTCCTTTCATATCTGGTGCTTCACCACGCTCTTTTGCAAGTATCTCTGTTTCTTCTACTGCATCTCTTTTAATCTTTGCAAATATTTCTGTGTTTAAAATTGCAGCTGCATCAGAATCAAACGCAATACGATGTTTTTGGTAGTAAGAGTGTAAACCCATTGCACCCAATCCAAGACTTCTTTCTTGTATTGCAGAGTATTTTGCACGCTTTACTGTGTCTGGTGCGTGTCCAATAAAAAATTGTAACACATTATCCAAGAAACGAATTAAGTCTTGCACAATTCGTGTATCTTTCCATTCATCATACTTTTCTAAATTAAGTGATGATAAGCAACAAACTGCTGTTCTTTCTTCGTTTGTAGGTAAATGTATTTCATTACATAAATTTGAGCCATGAATTTTAAGTCCTTTTTCTTTCATTGATTCTGGTAAATAACGATTTGCAGTATCAATAAAATTAAGATAAGGCTCACCAGTTCTAAATCTTGTTTCTAATATTGTTTCCCATATCTTACGAGCTTTCAGTGTTTCTCTAACAGACTTATCATTGGGGTCAAGTAGATTCCAATCTGTATCATCTCTAACAGCTTTCATAAAGTCATCTGTAATATTAACTGCGTGATGTAGATTTAAGCACTTTCTTCCAACATCACCTGTTGGTATACGAATAGATAAAAACTCAATGATGTCTGGGTGCGATATGTCTAAGTAAGCTGCATAAGAACCTTTACGAGTTTTACCTTGACGATACGCAGTCATGTCTGCATCTACTGTGTGTAAAAATGGAATAGGGCCAGGGGCAATATCAGATACTGAACGAACTGCACTCCAGTGTCCACCAACACCACCACCTTTAACTGCTAACCATCTCAATTCAGAAGTGTGGTCAATCAATCCATCTAATGAATCAGGAACATATGCAAGAAAACATGATATTGGTAATGCCTTTACTTTTTCTTTAGGTAAAGGTGCGTTTGATAAAACTGGTGATGAATACATAAACCACCCTTGTGATGCGTAGTCATAAATTCTTTGAGCAAGTCCTTTATCATCAAAAGAATAAGCATAAGCAGCTCTAGCAAATGCCATCTGTGGTGAAGTTTCATCACCTCTGCAATAATAATCTTTTAATAATTTTTGGGCTTGTTCTGAAAGAAGTTTATCACGATCTTCATTAATTTTTATTCCTAAATATTTTTTCATTTGTTTCTACTTTCTTCCAAAATACAAATCTTGTTTTTGCGTGAACACCGCTAAAAGTGTTCTCTTTAATTATTTTATAAATATCACCCCTTGTCATTCCTGACAAGACCATATCATTAATGTCTTTTTGTTTGACATCATTAGGCCAAAGAACAACACTATAGCCTCTGTTTATTGTTTTTTCAATTTGTTTTAATACTTCTTTGTTTCTTCTGTCATTATCAAAAATAATTATAGTATTAAGTGGCAAACTTGTAAACTCTGCACCAGCAACAGCCACACAGTTATCTAAAAACAAACTATCAATTGGGCCTTCTACTGCATATAGTGGTTTGTCTTTTTTAACTCTGTTTAAACCATAAATTTTGTTTTTTGTTGAATCAAGAATAATAGTTATATACTTAGGAGTTTCATTACCGAATGACCTACCTTGTAACGCAAACATCTTACCTTTTTCATCAAAGAATGGTATTACTAATCTTGGGTGATCGTTTTGTAAACTGGAGAATTTGTTCGGTATGATTGTGTTAACCCATTCATAAAATTTTGGTGCAAAGTACAATTCATAATGAAACTTTGATGGTATTTTTCTTTTTTGAACAAATTTCTTTACAACATGAGTCCATTCTAGTTGAGATATTCGTTTGAGTTGTTTAAGTGGGGTTTCTCCTTGAGTAATTTTAGATTTTCTGACTTCAACTTCAGATACATTTTCAACCTTCTTGTATCGTTCCATTATATAGTCATTATGAATCTTTGAGTCTACATGTTTTAAAAAATTTGTAAAACTCGCACCTTTTCCACAGTTATGACACTTATATATTAAATCCATGTCTTTACGAAAGATAAACCCACGAGCCTTTGTTTGTGATTTCTGTGAATCACCACAATATGGGCAACGAAAGTTATATAGGAAATCCCCTTTCTTTTTAAATTGAGAAAGTTGGGAAGATACTATTGATAGGTATTTTTGTTGAATATACATTGTGTAATATCATACACTAATGTATACTATTAGTCAACCCCAGACTGGAAGTTTTTGTATGATAAAACCTAAAACGATAGAGCCACCAATGATAATCCATCTCCACTTTTCTAGCACACCCACACGACTAGATACTTCATCTTTAAGTCTATCTATTACATCTTTTTGTTCTTTGTGCTGCTGTGTCATAAGTGCAGTTAATTCTTTTGTATTAGTAGTAATACGAGAATGTAATTCTTTTATGTCAGATGTAAATTCTTGAACACTTCTTTGCTGTGATTCTTCTTGCTGTGTAATTTTTTCTTCGTGAACTGCAAGTAAACGATTAATACAATTTGAAAAGTCTGTTATTTTCTCTATTGCAGTATCAAGACGAACATGAATTTGCTTCATGTCTGCGATTTCTTTTTTAAGAAGTTCAAGTTCTATTTGTGTGTTTACATCTGATTGTGCCATTGTTACCCCTAGTGTCAAAAAATTGTTAAGTAAATAGTACATGCAATAACTATACCTACTCTAACTTTTTGATTCTCTCCTCTAACTCCTCCATCTTTTTTGCAACATTAGGGTATTTCTTTTTCCACTTATCTTCAGATTTTAAAACTTCAAACCCATATCTATTTGCAGCCCAATTGTAAATGTTTTCCATCTTCTTATGAAACCATCTACCCATTGCAGTTTTTTCAAACCACTTTGAAGTTGCATTTCCTAGTATACTACCAGCTATGCTTTTAGTAGCCCATGCAACCCAAAACATTAGATTTTTCTTGGTGCAGAACTATTGATTGCCCAACGCCCGAATAATCTTACTGCATTATAAGCAGACCATATTTTCCATTTTGGAACTTTTGGCTCAGCAGATTCCATTCCCTCTTTGAAAACATCATCTGCAATTTTTCTATATTTTTCTCTATCATATTTTGTGAATATTTTACCATCTTTGTATGCAGTATTTATTTTTTCGTATAAAATATCATGCACAACAGCTGCTCTTGCAACATCAAATGGTGCGATAAATGCCCAACAAAAACGAGGAACAGATGCTAAGTCTGTAATATATCCTTTTGGAACACTAATTACATTTTTCTTTGTTACTTGTATACCACAATATTTAAGCATATCTCTATCATTATCTGATAATGTATCAGAATCAAACTTAAGTGCAGTATCTAAAGTCCAGTTGCGTGGTGGATTAAATTTTGCATCTAATAAATTATGGAACTTTCCCATTTGTTTTTTCCTTTGGTTTTACCGCTTCTTCATAATATATGATTATTTCTTTTTGTTGTTTTATATATCTTTTTATATCTTCCATGTTAAGTGCAAGTCTTTCAAATGACTCAACTTCCATAACATAGAACACCCAATCAGGCCCATTGTTTTCTTCATACTGCTTAACTAATTCATCAACATTTTGTGAGGTTACAACTTTCCAAGTTACTTTACCTAATTTAAGTGGCCTTGGACTTTGCTGTATTGGTATTTGTTTCTCTACCTCCACTGTTTTAACGATTATTTCTTTTTCTGGTTTTCTAAATAATGCACACCCACTACTGAATAACAGAAGTAATAGACTCAAGATCGTTAAACATCTCATCAGTACCATCATTTATCCTTTTCTCTATTTCTATAGGGTTAACCATAGATTCTTTTTTCAAGTTTATCTCTTGTAATCTTGTGAGTAATCTTTCTCTTGACTCCTCTGCTCTACTTAGTTTACCTTGTAAACTTTGATTTAAATCATTTAATCTTGCAGTTTCAACTCGCATACTTCGTACAACTTGCTCGTTTTCTTTTGCAACAACTTCTAGTTTTGCGTTATTCTGTTGTAGTGTTGCAATGCGTTTTTGTGCATCTTGGTAAAAATAAAATCCACCATAAACAATACCACCAATCAATCCAACAACTGCAATTGTTAAATATACTCTAATCATTCGTTATTGATTGCATCTAACTGCTGTTGTGTTGGTTGTGCTAATGTTGGGTGATTCCATGAATCAATGTAATCATTACCAACTTTTACCTTTCCATCTGGTGGACTTTTACCATCATTTCTCAAAACTATACTTCCATTATTAAAACCATCTGCTCTAAAATCTGAGTTACTAATTGTTTCATAAAGAACTTTTATTTTTCCCGCTAATGTCATACTTGTACTCCTGCTCTTAATAGATAACCACACAACCAAGATTGATTATATCCTGTACCACCTAAAATAGTTCTTGTTCCATCTGCGTCCATATATGCATAACCATCTACATAATCAGATGTTCCATTAAAATAAATAATCCAAGCTGCAGAACCACCTAATTCAGATTCATTGTTATCAGTTCCGTTTCTTAACATTACTCTACCAGAACCAAGATTAACTGTATCACCATTATATCTTATACTAGCTGTGCAAAGAGTTTGAACATGAGCTGTAGTGTCAAAAAATATACCCATACTTATCCAATAGTATCCAGCAATAGGTGCAACATATCTATAATTTGAATTATCCCATGCACTATGTGTATCAAAGTGAACATTGTCATATTCTACGACAGCATTTGTAGCATCAGAAATAGTTTTAGCAGCAGCTGGTGTAACCCAAAACATTGGCACTTTTGTTGTTTCAGCAACAGAACTTGTTGTAAGCATATCGCCAGTGCTTACATTTGGTAATACTATTTTTCTATCTGCTACAGCATTTTTATATCCATCTATATCATCTAAATTTGCATTAACTACAACACTTGAACCATCGCTAGATGCATTTTCTAATGTAAGATTAAATCCAGCATTAGTTGCAGAGGTATCAGTTCCATCTAATAAAATATTATCTCCAACATCAGCTGCAGTATCTAATACCAACGCATCATTAAAGTTTCCTGAACCACCTCTTGCAAGTTCTCTAGCTCTTCCCATTTTTTTTATCCTTTAATCTAATTATTACTTATATTTATCAGATTTTCTTTTTGTTCCATCACTTCTTTTAATTAAACCTTTTGCTTTTAAATGTGCGATGTCAGTAAATCCTGCTTTACCTGATTTATATCTTTTCATTGCATCTGATGTGTTAGGTGCTTTTTCTGTTTGAATATTTTTTCTTGCAACATCTTGACTTCTTGCTCTATCGTCCTCTCTATCGTGTTGCACCTTTAATCTTTCTAATTCTCTTTTTTGTCTTATATTTGTTTTTGCAAGTTGCGTGTGGCCACTTTCTGTCATCTTTGCACGCTCTTGCCAATCATGTGATTTCTTATCTGTTGTAATTGGGCCACCCTTTGCCCAAGTATGACACGCTCTTGCAGAATGACACTTAAAGTGATGCATCCAACAATAACCTAAACGACCATCTTTATCAGATGTTTCGCCTGGTAAACACTCTAACATTCTTGGTGAAACATCAAACGCAACACAGTTATTACATACAGACTTCTTTGCAGCTTGTTCAGTTGTTTTCCAATATCTTGCAATTTTTTTCCAGTAGTCGCCTGGCTCATCAACATTCAGAGGGCCATAGTTATAGTTTTTAATTGTTGCATCTCTGTTTTTTGTATTAATCTTTAAATTTTGAGTTGCAGGCGGACATTTCATTTCCTCACGAAATCCCTCACCTTTTGCACGCCTCATCTGTGCTGGTGTAGGAGCTCCTTTATCACCAACTTTTCTCATTTTTTCACCAGAGCCTCTTTTGATTCTCTGTCTTTTTTTATGGATGTTTGCCCAAAGACTTTCAGTAAACTGTTTAAATGTTTTCATTACCCACCTTTTCCTATCATAATCGCAGCCATGTATTTATTTGCCTTTTCTTTACTACGATAAACTTTTTTAAGTTCTTTTGCGTGCTTACCACTTGGTAGTGTAACTCTTTTGCCTTTAACGAACTTATCTGCGTATACACCATATCCACCACCAGACATCTTTCTTACATCTGCAACTATGTATGATTCTCCTCCACTTGCACCATTACCACCATTTCCACCATTACCATTACCACCATTACCATTACCATTACCACCATTACCATTCCCATTTCCATTTTGTCCACTCTGTGTTTCTCCAGATTGGTCTCCACTCTTAGTTCCACCACCAAAATATGGATATGCATATACTGTTTTAAATTTTGTTTTCTTTGGAACACATGCCATTAATTTTTTATCAAATTTATATCCAGGCGGGCAGTTAAAACCATGTGCATCTTCTTTTCTCATCTCTTTAGTTTTCTTTTTCATTTTTTCAATATATGCACGATAAACATTTGCCTCTGCTGTTTTTCCCATCACTCTTGCTCTTTGCTCCATTGCGATTGCAGCTTGTATTTTATGTGCGTGTGTTCTACCAGATGATTCTATTTTTTTAACACTTGCTCTTGCAGTTGCGACATCTTTAAAACCTAAGCCATGTATTGTTCCCTTTGGGTCTTCATCTGTATATAAATCAGAATGTTTCTTTGACTTTGCTGGCTGTCCTTTTTTTCTTGGTATTCTAGGATTCTTTTGACTGAATATGTTTGGCTCTCCGATACCCTCAAATGCAAGTTTTGGATTTTGTGTTTTAAAGTCTTTCTTTCTCATTACAGTTTTTGCAATGAGTTCTAATTCACCACCTTTTAAATTTAAAACAAAAGGCATGTTGATATCAGTTTTCATATCCGTAATAACTGCCTCTGCATCAGGGCCTAACTTTGCAATTCTTTTACCAAACTTTTTATAGGATTGTCTGAATAGACGAGTGAGTTCTGATGGTGTGATTTGAACTTTATTTCTTGCATCATTAACACGATCAAGAAAGTGTCGTGTAAATTCTACATCTATACCAACTGCACCAAATAATCTATCTGCATATTTTTCAAGTTGGTCAATGTCTGATTTTTTTACTTCTTTTTCTTTTTGAGCTCTTAAATTAAGATCTGCAACTGGAACATATTGCCCCATTCCTGGCCCAACTGATGCGCCACCATAAGGATATGTGTCTAAAGAATTTGAGTAATACTCTTGAAATGTTTTCATACATTTCTACTTAATTGCTTTCATTGCCACTTGCTGAAGTTTCATAATCTGTGACTTTGTGCCATTGTTAATTATACTTATCATTTTATTTTTAGTTTCTGGCTTTACTTTATCTAAAATTTGAACTATTGCACTCGCAGTAAACAAATCTACTTTCATAGAGCCATCTTTAAATTTTAAACTTTTTGCAGATTTTCTTTTAACGATATCTCTTAAATTTGCAACATTATCTTCTTCAAGATATTGTTCACGATTAAATTCACCAATATTTTCTTTAACTTTTTTTACAAGATTACTTTGCTCTTGCCTTGCAAGCCTTCTCTGTCTTGCTTGCTCTAGTTTTCTACGATGCTCTTTGTATTTTTTTGATCGTGCATCAATCAATGTTTTTTTCTTTTTCTTTTTTACAACAACTACTGATGAGTCATCACCAGTTCCAGCAACATTAACACCAGTTGCGTTTGTTGGTGCATCTTCTTTTTTAACTAGGCCTGTGTAAACATCAACCTCTGTCCATTTCTTACCCATTTTTAATATCCTCTAAACTTACATAAATTTTTTCTTGGGTTTTATCATGCACTACTGGAAATATCTCAACACCCAAAACTGTATCAATTGGTGATTCATCATCAAATGCAATAACTTTATCACCTTTTTTTGCAGTTAATTCTTCTTCTTCTTTATTTAGAATATCATTAATTAGAACATACTCACCTTTTGGTAATATCTCACCAAATCCTATAACTTCTTCTGATATAGAGTTATCTAATTCTACATCATTTTCTTTTAAGTATTTCATAAATTCTTTTTCAAACATATCTGGATCTTCAACATGCTCCTTGAATGTATCTTTGAGTAAAAATAGTGCAGCTGCATAAGTTCCAACTTTAGTTCTTAAGCCTGGCACTTTTGCAAATAATTTTTTGATATTGAAAACTAATTTGTGAAGTATTGTGTATGCGTTTTTTTGTTCTGTTGTAGCAAGCTCAACAGCTGGTTTTGTAGAATTGGGTTGACGAATACGATTACCATTTTCATCTATGATGCCAAGTTTAAATGCATCAGTTTTTTGAAATGGTGTTGTAAGTAATTTGATAAATCTGTATGTAACAAATAAATCTATCGCTCTTCCCATTAAAGTTCCTCTAATTTTTTAAAAACATACTCATCTTTTTTAACATGAGATAGTTCTTCTTCTGTAATACTATTTAGGAAAATTAGAAATGATTTAAGTGTAGGCCAGTATTCTTCTTGAATTTTAAAAATTAATAATGTAGTGCAAGCAGTAGAACCAAAAACATTATGTAATACTGTTAAGTGATTTAATATAAGTCTTTCTTTTAATATTTTAGTGTCGTGATATTTTCTAAGTAGTCTTTTAATATACTTAAATCGTTTCATGTCATCTTGAAACTCTTTCTCACCCTCACACTGTGGATTGTCATAATGTTTAATTGCATACATCACAACATTCTCAGGAGTGATTTTTTCGTACATTATTCTACTTTGGCAAACACCTTACAGCTATTATTACTTGTCATTTCATACTGTATTTTTAGTGCTAAACCACCCTCAATTTTGTTTGATATACCATCGTCATTTATAATTTCATCGGCTGGTGTATCTAAATCTTTTCCATATCTTCCACCAAACAAGGATAATGGTAAATCAAATGAACCACTTTTTTCTGTCATCTCTGGAATCTGTCCAAAAGAAAAACCAAGTCTACCTAATTTTTCTTTTAATTTGTTTAGTGCATGCTCTGGTAACATATACTCCATGTTTGCAATTGCACCAACATATGCGTTTAATCTTCTAATAACATTTGGATTTGAAATCGCAGCTGGATTGATATTCATATCAACTGCTTGAGAATGTGTCGTTCCAACTCCAACACCACCCATTCTACTGAGTCCTCTATTTTCTTCTTTGATGTACTTTTTAAATGATTTCATTTTCCCATTCCTATGTAAAAGAATGGGGGGAAAATCCCCCCACCCAAACAAAAACACATAAAAATATTATGTGTTGTCCTGTGTACCAACTAAGTTAGCAGTAGCAGCACCAGTACCATATGCAATTAGAGTCCAAGCAGTACCACTCCAGATACAACTAACAGACTCACCAACAGCTTCAAATGTTGTAGTTGCAACAGCACCATTGGAATCAGTGTAGTCCACATCAGCAAGTGTAGCAACACCATCACAAATGATGATTTTTAACTGTCCAGCTAATGTTCCGTCACCAAGAATTGTTGCAGCACCAGTAACAAACGATACTGTAGCATTGTTTGATAAAGTAGCAGCTGTATCAACATCTTCTGTACTGAAACCTACTGGAGCTCCTGTAGGAAGATTTCCCAAGAAGTCAGCAACACTCATTTTTTTGTTGATTGGTGTTCCTGTTGGATCATCAACAACATGAAATAAGTCACCAGATGCAATACCTGTACTTAAGTCGGTTAACGCCGTAATTTTCTTATCAGCCATTTGGCTTCTCCTTAATAATATTAACCCACCCACTTAATTGTGTTAGGGAATTTTACTGTAGGTAATTATCCTACATCACTTTGACCAGATGGCTGGTCATCATTACTAAATTCTTTTAAAAAACTAAGACATTGTTGCTTTGCACCAGTAAGTGCATTTAACAAACCAATAGACTCAGTTCTCTTTTTTTCTGCATCAGATATCTCTTTTTGTACCTTTTCAATATCTGATTCTATTACAGAAATTCTTTCTTTAATTAATTCTTCAGTAATCACAAAAAACCTCTCAATTCAAAAAATTATAAAACTATTTATACGAGTTAAGATACAGTGAACTTTGCGTCTGCATCAGCAGTCATTGTTAAATCTGCAGCCATAATTCCTTCTAGTCTTAACAATCCATTTGTGTCCGTATTAGCAGCAGTAGAATCTAATCTTAATGGATTACCTTCTTCATCTAATACTCTATCACCAGCAACTTTACTAATTGTGCCACTGTTTAAACCGATAGTATCATCTGAATTAACACCTAAAGTATTATTTGTGACATTTGTTGTTCTGGTATCTGTTCCAGCAGCTAATGCAAATGCAACAATACCATTTGATAAGTCTGAGTATGTTGTATTGAAATCCATTATAGTTCCAAAGTTAGAACCTAATGCAGTTGCTTGTTTCAACTGCAATTGTGGAGTTCCTGTAACATCAACTTGCTCGTTAAATCTTACATACACGACAATATCACCAGCAGATGATGAAGCAGCACCACTAAAAGTATCTCCGTCTGGATAATACTTTGTTTTATCTGATGCATTACCTATTGTTATTTGTGGTGCAGTAGGAACATCTATTGACTTTCTTAGTCCTCTTATTGCAGATATAATTTCTGGATCTGCGTTTGCGTTATCGTTACCAGTTGCAGCTGAGCCAGGTTGAAATCCCCAACCACCATCAAATGCGATAACATTTTCTTTTGCGTAATCTCCAGACCCATCAGCTGCTTCAGTTAACCATTCTGGTTTTGCTTCACTTTGACTTGCATCTAGCCCAATGACTCTATCTCCAGAGTCAGCAACACCAGTGCTATCTGTTCCATCTAAAACAACATATTCATTTTCAGCCGAGGATTCCTCCAGTACGATATTAAAACTTTTTGCTAAAGGCATCTGTTTCTCCTATTTTTTTATAAACTATTTATAATTATTTAAAACCTAATCTGTTAAGTTCACCCATTGTTTTACTAACACTTGTGTGATGTACACCTATTCCACCATTAGATTCCCACTCTTTTATATTCTTTATATAATCATCAATTAAAACATTTGGTTTACCATCTGTTGTTGCATAATCTTTTTTTTGTGCTCTTTTTACCAAATGTATTCTACCTCTTTTAAAGTTAGTATTTCTACTTAGCCACTTCATTTTTCCAGCTCGTGAATTATTGTCACGATCTGAGTATGCAGATAATATGTGAGGATTATATTTTTCAATTCTCATATATAATCTTTTTGCTCCAGGCATCCACTCTAGGTTTGCCCAAAAATTTTTCGTGTTTGAAATCTTTTTCCACCTATCTACTCTATCTGCATAGATAAAAGGTTCTCCAACTGCTTTATCAGCACCTTTCATAAAATTACATAAAACTTGATCCATATCACAATAAATTTCTGGTAAATCTTCTTTATTTACCTCTAGTAATTGCTGTATGAATTTCACTTTTTATCTTCTTTTACCTCTGGATTAACTTCAACTTTAGTTGGTGTTTTACCTGTCATAGTTTTAGTCATAGGTTTTTCTTCTTTTTTTACAAAAGGATTTTTACCCTCTGTTGTGTTCCAAACTTTTGCAAGTGCTTCTCGCATACTTGTATTTTTCTTTTGCATGACATCCACCATTTTTTCAAAATCATCATTTGATTGGCCTGGAGTTACATCTCTAGTATGTTTACCATAGTCTTTTCCAATCTCATAGTTTTCTTTTTGTAAAACTTTAGTTATGTCACCACCAGAAATAAAGTCTGGTAATAACTTTTCTAAATCACTACGATTTACAGTTTTCATCTTTGCGACTTTAGGTGCAAAACCTTTCATCAGTTGAATTTTCATCATTCTTTTTGCAACCTCTTTTCCAGACATTGATTCATCAAGTTCAACTTCTTCTTTTGCTACTGCTTTAGAAATTGCTTTTCTTCTTTTGTGAAGATACTTATCTGTAGAATCAACATCTCCATCATTGTCAATGTCTTTGTCTTTTCTATCGTCAAACTTCTTTTTGACAGCCTTTGGATTTACAGGGTCAAGTTTTTCTTTTTCTGCGAGTTGATATCCCATCTTCATATACTTGTCTTGGTCTTTTTTGTCAATTACTATTACATTATTTTTCTTGACAACCATGACTTCTTTTTTAGGATCAACTAACTGTCGTACAGTCTTTTTTTCACCTAACATAATTTTTTTAGCTGCATCTATTAAATCTTTATTCATTTCATTTTCCTCGTTTACTGGTGGACAAGTTTTATTATGGTTATCGCCTGGTGTTCCACCTTGTGATGGGTAAACATCATATTTATTTTGTCCTAATTTTCTTCTTTGTGTTCTCATATCTTTTAAACTACCAACATCTGCAATTTTATCATTAGATTTAAGAACTAAAGCATATTCTCCTCTTTTTGGAGCTTCACTTACTTGCTCTTGCTTATCAGTTCTACCAAATCCTAATTTTGGTTCACCTTTTGTTACAGATGTTAAATGTAATTTCATATACTTATCAACTTCGTCTGCAATACCAACTTCTTTAGCTTTTGCAATAATTTTATCGTAAAGTATTTCTGCTTTCTTTTTCTGATTATTACTTGCACCACCATCATTCATCATAATATCTTTTTCCATCTTATAGAATACATCTTGCATACGAGTAAGTTCTTCTGCACCATCTTTATCTGCATGTTTCTTCATTACTTTTTGTGCAGAGCCACACATGTGAAAAAACTTAGTAGTATAATTACCTACTGTGATTTCATGCTCTGGTTGCTCAGTAATTGCTTTTTCTAAATCTTTTGCTTGTCCAGCGTGAGCTTGACTTGCTTTCTTTAACATTTTTACAACCTTTTTTACAGTAGGTTCATCTTCTTTATCAAGTGATTCTTTCATAGACGGAACTAAGAGATAGTCTCTCATTTTGTTCATACTGTTTGATGCAACTGCAAGTTTGTTTGTCCACCAAGTTGGTAATGACTCCTCTGGATTCATGCCTTGAAGTTTAGACATAATTTGCATTGCATCTTCTGTAATTGTTTTACACTGACGAATTGCAGATGCAACATCAGCATGTCCATCTTCATTAATAAATTCTTCTTTATACATATTCAACTCAAATGGTTTTGAGCCACCTTTATTGTGTACTTGAATTTGTAAGTTACCACCTTTACCTTTGAGTCTGTATTTGTTTGTTTTACCCTCAGATGGTTTCTTAGGCCCAGTTGCAACTTTACTGTCAATCTCTTTTGGGTCTACTGTTATACCCATCTTTTTCTTTGCATAGTCGTATGCATGTTGCATTGCACCAGAAAATGTCTTGTGATATAAGTCATACTTTTCATCAAGTTCAGTTTCTTCTGGTATTCTTTTTCTTTTAGGCCCCATTGGGTCATCAAACATATTTGCATTTTTAACAGTAGTTGGAGTAATCTTTACTGGTAATTCACCCAACTTTTTTCTTCTAGCTGCAAATTCCTCTGCATCTTTTTTATTCTTATAAATTGCTTTACCTTGTTTCATACCTTTACCAAAGTCAACTTGAAAACCTTTTAATTCTTCATCAAGTTCAGTTTCTTCTTTGAGAGGATATCCAATCATTTGTTTTTTGCGAGTTTTAACAATTTTTAAAGTTTTCTTATCTTTAACATTCAATGGTGGAAGTTCTGCACTTGCAACAGCACTCTTTGCACCCATTTCATCAGATGATGTACTTATAACTTGATTATTTCTAGCAGTATCAATAACTACGAATGGTTGTCTTAATTCATCTAATTGTTCTTCTTTAAGTCCACGCTTTTTCATTTCTTTACCAAGTCTTTTAATCATAAACTGTGTAGAAGGCATCTTTGGGTCTTTCTTTTCCATGTCACGAAACTTTTTCATTAGTGACTTTAGATTATCATCAGATTGTTTAGCCATCTTTGCATCTTCTTCTATTTCTTCTGCTCTGATTTCTGCATCATAAAAATTCATTATGTCTTTTGCAAAAAGATTTAGTGCCTTACCTTTACCATCCACTTTGATAGTCTTACCAGGCCCCATAGAAACATCTAATCTTTTCTGTTTCTTTAAGTCATCAAATACTTTTTTTCTTTGTTTAGGGTCATTTACAGTAACAGTCATTTTATTGAACTCATCTAACTCAACTTCTTCTGATTTACCCTTTGCAATATTAGTTGCAACTGCCATTTTAACAGCCATTGCATCTTTACCATACCTTTTCTTGAAGTCATCCATAGGTAATTTTTTTGCAATCTTCTCTCGGTCTTCAAGTTCTTTAGGTGTAAGTGTTCTTTCTTTTACTTGTCTGTATAAGTCAGATATGTTAGTATATCTCATTTTTTCATTCCTTTAGTTGTCTACCTTTGCACCAGAGCGCCATTGAAAACAACTCCAATATCTTGCTTTTGTTTTAGGGCCTGGATTATCACAATTATGCCTTGCACGAAAATTTTTTCTACGATTAGGGTCATCTCTTTTTATTTCCATATTTGGGTCACCAAAAGTAACCTTTATAATATTACCTTTTTCATTCTTTACATAAACTCCAAACTTTTTAGTGCTACCAGATGGTAATCTAAATGGGTCATTTAATTTAACTTTGCGTCCTTGATACTCTGCTTCTTGAACTATTTGCCCCCACTCATTCATATCACTAAATTTTTTTAATTTTTCAGTTTTTTCTTCAAACGCATTTGGAACTTCTAATTTTGTAAAAGGCCCTCTCCTCAAGAATCTAAAACTAACTGGCACTTCTTTTCCAAAAAGTTCTTTAGGTGCAATCATTCTCAATGTAACTGTTTTACTTCCATTATCAATTTTTATTCTTTCAAACTCAATCTCTTTATATTTTTTACCTTTGTATGTTATGCCATGGCCTTTAATGAATCTGTGAACTTTATTGTTTGCAACTGCTTGTGCTTCTTTAATTGGTTTAAATAGTGCAGCTACCTCAACATCTTCTTTTTTACTTTTCTTACTTGCTTTTGCTTTTGTCCACAAATCTGCATCAGCTTTTCTTGCACCACCACCAGTTAAAAATGAGTTCACTCTTGCAAATGCCCATTGCTGTGGAGTAGTGCCTGGCCTATGTCCAGTTCTCCATGCAGCCATACCACGATTATAAACTTGTTTCAATATTGAATATGACACCCCAGACTTATCTGCTTTCTTTACAAGTCCAGCAATCTTCTCATTTATTTCATATTCATCACCAAACATTTTCTTATACTTAAGAGTATATTTAGATGGTTTAGTCTTTTTTAATTTACCAGATTTATCTTTATCGCCAGGTGCTGGTGTATATGCAGCTGGATTATCATCGTCCATTTTTGCACCTTTTTCAAAATGGTCATCTCTATCTTTCTTTTTACTTTTTGCAACACCTTTATAATACTTTGCTGGCTCTGTGCCTGGATCACCTTTAATGTCTGGATCTTGCTTGACTCTGCGTAATCCTTTTTGTATTTCATTTATTGTTATTTCATGTAGCCAAGCTTTGTGAACTTTACCATCTCTATCATTGAACGCAACATAATTTGTTCCTCTACGAATTATTCTGCCCTCAACACCATTTGCCTCTACTAAATCGTCTATGTTCCAAATCTGTCCAGTCAAATATAAATCTCTAAGTGATTCCATATCTGTCATTTCACCCATATCTCTTTGCTCACGAATACCCATGTATTTACGAACATCAAGATAAAGTTTTTTATCATCTTTAAAATTAGATGGAAGTCCTTTTTTAAATGATTCAAAATCACTATCAGATGCAGCTGTTCTCATTTTAGATGCAGACATTCCCTCTACACCCTCTGCATCTGGATCTCTTTCTCCAGCACTTACAACATTAATATTGTCAAACTTATAGTATCCATGTCGTTTACCATCAACACCATTGTAAGTTGTAAGTAATCTTTGAAACTCTTTCACTCTATCAGAGCCTACCACCATTGTTAAATTTTTAAATCCCTCATCATATAATTTAACTGCAATATCAATTGCAGTCCTAGAGTTTTTATCTGCGACTATATTTTTTGCATATTGTGGAAACATCTTTCTCATATACGCAATCTTCAATGCGTGTGGTAGTGGGTCTTTCTTTTGATTCTGTGAAAATGATGGATAGATACGAAATGGTTGTGAACCAGCAACACTCTTTACTTTTTGTATAAGTTTCTCATGCCCAGTCGTTGGTGGATTAAATCTACCAAAAGTAAAAACTATTGTGTTTTTTTGCTCTACTAATTCTCTAAATTTTTTCATTTCTTTTCCTGTCTAGCAAGCCTAGCTTGTTTAACTTTTTCAATTTCTTTTTTCTTCATGGGTATGAGTAATCTTTTAGATAGTTTTGCAATCAAACCACCATATTTTTGCTGTATAATTTGGTCAGTTTGAGCTCTTCTTGCGATTGAAAATTCATTATAGTTTGGATAAAATCTATCAACTACTTTTTTCTTTGCGGCTTTTCTTGCTTTAACTTGAAGTTTTGCTGGATCTGCAACTCTAAGTTTAGACCTTTTAACTTTTGTTTTAAACGCAGCACTCTTTGCAAGTTTTTTCATGCGTCTTGCTTGTTTGATTCTTTGTTGACGAGAGATGAGTCTAAATTCTTCTAAATCTTTCTCACTATCTTTTGGAGAATAAATTTCTTTAAATGTTTTCTTTGTCATTTGTCCCATGCCTTTATTGCAGTGAAATTGTTAAATGAGAACTCCATTCTGTCTACTAATTTAACAGCACCACCACTTACTCTATCAATAGCAACATATCCCTCTGGATTTGTTACTTTAAATCCATTTTTAGTCCTGATGAATGTATCAGTCAATCCCTTGACACTATTTAGTTTTTTTACTATTTGCATCTTTGCATCAACTAACAAATTTTGGAATGTTATGACTTGAGTTAGATTATTACTATGTTTTGAAAACTCTCTTACATATTCTTTCTGTATATTAGTGTATTTTTCTTTACCCTTATCACTTTTTACTTTGTCAATTTGTTTTTGAACAGATTGCTTTACCCAATCAACATATCCTTGTGCATGTTGTTTTGGATTCTTAATCTTTTCACCAACTCTTACTTTACTGTTATTATATGTTTTAAGTGATGCACCAGCTAAAGTTCCAGTCAAACTATTCTGTAAATTAAGAAACTTTCTTAGCATTGGTGCATTAATTCTTTGAAATGTTTTACCTACCTCTGATAATACAGAAGTAATCTGCTCTGTTTCTTTTGCGTTAAATGTTGCACGCCCTGATACATCTTTGTATGTTGCATCATCCATCCAAATACTTGATGGTTTTTTAAGTCCTTTAATATCTGCACCAAAAGATGCTTTCATATCTGGTAGTGTTTTACCAGAATATGTGGTGTGCCAAACAACACCTATTTTTGCACTCTTTATTTGTTTACCTAAATCAGAATCTATTGGAACTGCATATACGATTGTGTTAGGCTGAAATGTGTAATACTTTACTCCATCTATGGTTTGTGTTTCTACATCATCTGTGAACATTAAATCACCTTGCAGAACTCCCTTGATACCAAGTTTAGAAAACTCTGCAAGTGCAATCTTGAACTTTGAGTTCAACGCACCAGACAAATCTGCATCTATCTCTGCAACTGATTTATAAAGTTTAGGATTAATATTAAACACAGATTTCTTTGCAACGAAGAACTTACCATCTTCTGGATCAATACCAGCAAAGATTGCTGGAGCTCCGTCCCACTTGACTGTCATGTTTACTGAAGTACGACTTGCACCAGCTAGCATATCACGAAGTGAACGCAAAAAGTTAATTGCACCTCTACCACCTGGCACTCCAAAATTTAGTATCTCATCTTCTATATGCTCTAGGTGAAGATTTTTACCAGCTTGCTCTGTAAGTAATTCTGTGAATGTAATCATGTTGCACTCGGATTTGGTCTATAATCACACATAATATGTGATGGATACAAACCACCTTGTTTATTTCTAATGTTAACTTTAAAAATATAAAGTTTAGTTATGATTTCTATATCTATTCTTTTTGCAGAGCCTGGCTTTGGATATAAAACTTTTACACTTTTAACTTTTGCAGAATCCATCATTCTTCTTCTAGTCATCTCATAATATTCAATTTTTTTACCTTTTTTGTGAACCATGTGATAACCATATCCTATTCCAGTAACAAGTATTTGTAGTAAAGCTCTCATATTAACTTTTCTAGTTACATCAACAATTATTTTTGGTGATTTCCTAGATGCAGTTTTTTTATCATATCCCTCAAAAATTTCTATAAACCTTTTTTCTTCAATACCAAACATACCAAGAATTTGTTTTGCTCTTTTATCTTTAAATTTACCAGCTTTAAACTGATCTTCTGTGAAAATAGTTGCAACCCCAGCATTGAAAAATGTAACAGTTCCACCATACTTAAGTGAAAGGAAATAAGGTTTACCATCTCCAAGAACTGTCACATCTGTTATATATCTTCCTATTTGTAGTTCTCTACCTTTAATTAACGCACCAATATCTGTAAAAACTAAAGGCCTTCTAGTGTTCGCACCACCCTCTGGTATTACTTGAATAACTTCGTGTTTTGAGAGTATGTCATCGTGCAACTCTTTCATAAATTCTGGATATTTAAAATTTGGAGAATCTTCACCCTCTGCTATGTAAGTTTCAATATCTTGAGTAACTTGCCCTTCAAAACCAAATCCTTTACTTTTAGATCCCCCTCCACCTCTTGAACCATTACCAGCTGTAATTTTTAAATTATATTTTTTAGATAAAGATGGTAAATTAAAATCATCTGCGACTGAACGCATGACTTTAACTCCACTTTCTTTTGGATTTTTTGATATTGCAATAGGATCATTAACACCAGATTTTTTTACAATATCACTAAAAAGACCTTTTAGGTTTTCTTTATTATGTGGAGTATCTAATTCATCAATCTCTTGTGTAGATTTTGGAATTATATCATAAGCTTCAGTAAATGACTGAATTTTATTTAATGGTGAAGTATATGATTCTTTCTTTGGTCGTGTAAGTTGTTTTACAAACTGCCTCATTCAATGCTCCCATATGTTTAATCTTATATTTATAA